GTGGGACTACGACAAAGCTAAAGAGATAATCAAAGGAAAGACAGTAGTATTCTGTCTACCTGGTCGAGGGGTATCATATACATATCTAAAAAACTTTGTACAACTCTGTTTTGATTTAGTGCAAGCCGGAGCGAGCATTCAGATCAGTCAGGACTATTCCTCCATGGTAAACTTTGCAAGATGCAAGTGTCTTGGAGCGAATGTCCTTAGGGGACCTGATCAGATTCCCTGGGATGGAAAGTTAAAGTATGATTATCAATTATGGATTGATAGTGATATTGTATTCAACACTGAGAAGTTCTATCAGTTGGTTCTGATGGACGAAGACATTGCTTCTGGTTGGTATTGCACAGAAGATGGAAAGACCACCTCTGTGGCGCACTGGCTAGAGGAAGAGGACTTTACGAACAATGGTGGGGTCATGAATCATGAGACACTTGACACGATGGCCAAGCGTAAGCAACCGTTCACAGTTGACTATGCAGGTTTCGGATGGATCCTAATCAAGCATGGAGTCTTTGAGAATGAGGGTATGAAGTATCCATGGTTTGCTCCGAAGATGCAAGTCTTTGATAGTGGTGCAGTACAGGATATGTGTGGAGAGGATGTATCATTCTGTCTTGATGCGAAGGAAGCAGGATATGAGATCTGGTGTGATCCTCGTATCAGGGTAGGTCACGAAAAAACTCGCGTTATCTAAGGAGGTCGCAATGCCTAGAAAGAACAAGACTTATTATTACAATGTCTACCGTGGCTCGGAGCTTCTACATGAAGAACTTACCGAGACTGAATTCATGGATCAGATGGAATTCTATGCCCATGAATATTATATGACACAGGATCCTGCATTGAATCCTGCAAACTTCCGTCACGAAATGAAGCAATTACTAGAGGAGTGAATTAATTATGGCAGTACGTTCAAAAGTCGGTATCAGCAAAGATGGCTGGATGCCTGGTAAACCCAAAAGAACTCGTCAGGGTTCTGGTAAGAACACAAAATACGCGGCGTCGTCGCGAAACTCGGCTCGTAAGGCTTATAGGGGTCAAGGAAGGGGTTAAATAGGTGAAGATGCATTAAGCCATTATGGCATGTTTAATTGCCAATCTTCCCTCACAAGAAGTATGGGTTCGTAAAGAATATCTCACTGATCATCAAAGTGGTCATGGTGAATTTGTAAAGGGCGTCTGGGTATCGGTTAAATCGATTCCTGGGCGTGCTTTTTATTTTGAGACATATCTACCAGAATATGCCGCCATGTACGATAAATTGCCTATCAGTGCCTTTGTAACAGACCCTGAGACACCAAGTCCAGACATGAACCTACCGAACCTTCAGTTTTGGAACTGTATGGATTATGGAGTTGTCTCAGTAGATAAGAAATTTATTGGATCAATGGACTTTGAATGCTATACAAGGGACTTTGGAAACGTAAAAGGTACTTATGTCTGTACTATTGACAACTATCATCATGATCCAGACTATGTTGATTGGGCAACCAGTGAGAATCCTGCCGAACACAAGTCTCATAACCTAATTGAGCTAGAGAATGGTCAGTATGCACTGTATCCAAACAATAGATTGCGTATTTTTGACAATAGCTTGACCCCTGTCGAACCAAAAGTACCTGATTTTAAAGTTTCGACTCAATATTACCAAGTCGAAAATGGATTTGAACGACTTGGAATGGGTCGTGAAGACGAATATTTCTGGAAGACAGCACAAGAACGTGAGGATTCACCAGAATATCCTAATTAGGGCATAAATACATAAAGTTCATGGTCTATTAATGGCATCACAGAGAGTTTCAAGGGCGTTTAAGGACATTTCCTTGTCTTTTGAGGCTCATCCTGTCACAAAAGATCTGCCTATATTAAAAAATGAGAGAGCAATTCAGAGAGCTGTTCGCAATTTAGTGCAGACACAGTTTACTGAAAGGTTTTTTGACTCTGATTTGGGTTCACCCGTTCGTGATTTGTTGTTTGAGTTTGTTGACTTCGGAAGTTCTTCTCAAATTCAAGAAGAAATCAAGTTAGTTATTGAACAGTATGAACCTAGAGTTGACAATATCATTGTAAACGTGAGGCCTGCGCCTGATAGAAATGAATTTGAGTGTGTCATAGCATATGATATCGTTGGAATGAATACCCCAACACAAGAATTTTCCTTCGTATTAGAGGCAACCAGATAAAATGCCATTTACAAAGTACGCTAATTTAGATTTTGATCAAATAAGAGATCAAATTAAAGATTATCTAAGAGCAAATTCGGATTTTTCTGACTTTGATTTTGAAGGATCAAACTTTTCCGTATTAATTGACACTCTTGCATACAATACTTACATCAGTTCGTTCAATGCGAACATGGTTGTCAACGAATCTTTCATTGAATCCGCAGCATTAAGAGAGAATGTTGTTTCTTTGGCTCGTAATATTGGTTATACTCCGCGTTCACGCACTGCAGCTAAGTCAAAAATATCATTTTCCGTAAAATTTTCTGGTTCCAGTCAAACTGTTACGCTAAAAGCGGGACTAGTTTGTGTAGGAAACACCAAAAACACTAGTTTCGTATTTTCTATTCCAGAAGATGTTACCGCAACAGCACCATTAGATAATGCATTAGATAATCAGATTGGTGCTAGGACTGCAGTATTCTCTGATATTGATGTATATGAAGGATCATATGCAATTAAGAAATTTAATGTCGATCGATCTATAGATCAAAGATATATTCTTGACAATGCTTCTATTGATACCAGCACACTTAGAGTAGGAGTTAAAGGCCCATTAGATCAAGGTATTGATAATAAGTACGTGAGATCTGATACTGTTTTCAAAATTACTTCTTCATCAGAGATTTTCTTCTTGCAAGAAGTAAGAGATGAGAAATATGAATTATTATTTGGTGATGGTGTCATCGGTAAGAAACCAGAAACTGGAAGTCAAATTGTTGCATCTTACATTGTAACTAATGGTATCGAAGGAAATGGAGTTGTAAATTTCAGTTTCTCTGGTGTTCTAAGAGGAGGTTCAGATGAAAGAATTTCTCCCACTACTAGTGTCGTAGTAACGACTAACCAGAAGGCGCAAGGAGGGACTGAGATTGAATCAATACAGTCTATTAAATACTTTGCTCCTAAGACGTATTCATCGCAGTACAGGGCGGTTACGGCTAGTGATTACGAAGCAATTGTAAAGCAAGTGTTTCCTGATGCAGAATCAGTTTCTGTAGTTGGTGGTGAAGAAATGACACCTCCAAGATTTGGAGAGGTTGAAATTTCAATCAAACCAAAAAATGATTACTTTGTATCTGATTTCAATAAAGGATTGATCCTAGGTAGACTTAAAGATTATGCAGTTGCTGGGATCAAACAAAGTATTGTAGATCTTGAAATTCTGAATGTAGAATTAGATATTTTTGTTTATTACAATGGAAGTAAAGTTTCGAGTTTAGAGAACTTGAAGAGTGCTGTTACATCTACTTTGTCAGAATTTGCAGGATCAGAAGATCTTAATAATTTTGGTGGCCGATTCAAGTATAGTAAACTACTAAACGTAATTGATTCTACAGACACTTCTATTACTTCTAATATTACAAAAGTGAAAATTAGAAGAAACATGAGATCTGCCCTCAATAATCCAGCTCAATATGAGTTGTGCTTTGGTAATCGGTTTCACATAAATCCATCTGGGGCGAATATTAAGTCAACAGGATTTAGTGTTGCTGGTATTCCTTTTACTCTTTATATGACAGATACACCATCTGTTGTTAATAGTGAGACAGGTATCATTTCATTTATTTCTATTGATGAAAATGGCGTTTCATCTGTAAAAGTACAGAATGCTGGAAGTGTTAATTATACGACTGGAGAGATTAATATCTTTACAGTTAATATCGTTAATACCATTCTTCCAAACGGAACTATTGAAGTACAAGCATTTCCAGAAAGTAATGATGTTATTGGATTGGAAAATCTGTTTGTTGAATTGTCAATAGATAAAAGCACGATAAATATGGTTAAGGACACAATCACTTCTGGTGAGCAAGTTTCGGGAATCGGATTCCCAGTTACTTCAAGTTACTCAAACGGCAAATTAACAAGGTAAGATGATAGAAACTGGATTTGATACAAGAGTAAAAGTCAATCAAATTATTGAAAGTCAATTACCATCTTATGTTTCATTAGAAACACCAAAGGCGGTTGATTTTTTAAAACAGTATTATAAATCACAAGATTCTCAGGGCTCTCCTGCAGATCTAATTGATAATTTAGATCAATATTTAAAATTTGATAATATAACTCCAGAAGTAGTTTCTGGCATTACTACTCTGACATCAGATGTCTCTAGTAGTGATACAGTTATCAATGTATTATCTACAAAAGGATATCCTAATAAAGATGGTATCTTTCAAGTTAACGATGAGATAATTTATTACAGTGGAATCACAACCAATTCATTCACGGGTTGTGTTCGTGGATTTAGTGGTATCAGTGAATATAATGATGGTGAGGTTACATTTAACAATACCAGCGCCAAAGACCATACTACAGGGATTGGTGTAACTAACCTTAGTACACTATTTTTACGAGAATATTTTAAAAACTTAAAAGTATTATATGCGCCTGGATTTGAAAACGAATCTTTTGATTCAGATGTAAATGTAAACAACTTAGTTAAGAATTTAAAGTCATTCTATCAGTCTAAGGGTACTGCTGAATCAATCAATACTCTAATATCAATATTATTTGGCCAAAACTCAAAAGTTAAAAAGCAGTCAGAGTTTTTACTTGAACTGTCTGAAGCATCATTCAGAAAAAGACTAGTACTATTGACCGAAAAGGTTGGTGGTGGAGATCCATCCAAATTATCTGGTCAAACACTATTCCAGGATAGTAATAGCAATAATCCAGATATTGGTGGTTGTTCAGCTCCTATATCTGAAGTAGAATCAACTATTA